GCCGGAGCGGCCTCGGCAGCGGGCGTCGCGGCCTTGGCGACCGGGCCGGTCCCAGGCTCGTGCTGGACGCACTCGGACTCGGTGTGCTCGACACCAGTGACCTCCGGCTTCCCGCACTTGCACTTCATGTCGCCTCCGTCGAACTTGACGAGCTGGATGACCGCATCCGGGTTCGCCGGGCGATCGACCAGACTGACCTCGATGAGCTTGAGCTTCGTGATGCGCTTCTTGTCGTCCTTGGCGCGCGCGAGCGCCTTGCCGCCGATCGAGAAGCCCTTGTAGACGCCGGCCTCGACCTTCTTGACCGCGAGGGGGTCGACGACGTGCGCCTCGAAGTGCGTCACGCCCTGGTCGTCGGTGTCGATCGAGAGCGCGGTCCCGGCGGCGCTAGGCTGGTGCATCTCGCGCACCGCGCCGAACTTCATGTAGTCCGGGATCGCCGCCTTGATCGCCTGCGCCTCGATGACCTCGCCGTCGGAGTCCACGGACTCGGAGCTGGCGACGCCGCTCACGATGAGCGTCCCGTCGTCCTGCTTCTCGACCTTGAGGAACTCGCCGTAGAGCTTCACCAGGACCCCTCCGCGCGAGTGCGCGACCTGCAACGGGCGCACCGTAACACGGTCGCAGTTCGGAGGGGAAGTGGCTTGTCAAGCGCCTAGGTCTTCGGCTTCGGCGGCTTGAGCCACTTCACGTCGTCGGCGCTCCAGACGAAGCGGCGCGCGCGGCTGGCCTTGGCCTTGCCGATCTCGACCAGCTCGGCCTTGCTGGCGCGCGGCGCGAGCGTCCGGCCCTTGCTGCCCTGGTAGATCGCCTCGACGACCGAGTAGCCGTCCTGGGTCTTGTAGGCGTTGGTGATCTGGAACTGCGCGCCACGGTTCAGGAGCAACTCGTACTCCCACGCGCTCGTGCCGTTCGTGCCGCCACCCATGAGGTACGGCGCGGGCGTGCCCGCCGGGATGCTGATCCGCATCAGCACGCCCTTGTCCGGGTTGGAGGAGGTGAACGAGAGCGAGGTCGCCGGCTCCAGCGAGGTCGAGACGAACCCCTCGTCTTTGTAGACCGTCCCGATGAACCGCGCCGGGTCCTGCGCCATCTCGGGGTAGCTGAACCCGCGCCACGCCACGTAGTCGCGGTCGAGCGGCTCGGCCAGGTTGATCGCCTTGGTGAGATTCTTCGTGGTCACGGACAGCGCGCCGACCACGGGATCGCCGGAGCGCAGCGCGGTGTTGATGTCGTCGAACCCGGAGCCCTGGTAGGAGCCGATCGCCTTCGACATGCCCGCGCCCAGCTCGGAGCGCCACTTCGCCTCGGAGTCCTTCCAGTCGGCGTGGAGCGCCTTGTAGTCTTCGGCGGCGAGCGCGTCGGAGATGTCCCGGCGCTTGACCTGGAGCATGGTGACCGATCCGCCGTTGGCCGGCGTCGGATCCACCGTCGGCGGCTCGGGAGGTGGCGGCGGCGGCTCGGGAGGCGCGAACGGACCGAACGCCTCGCCGGCGAAGGGCTTGCCCGTCTCGGGGTTGATCGCCAGCGGGCCGCCGTAGGAACCGGGCGGCACGGCCGCGCTGGTGTCCTCTTGCATGTAGTGCGTCGGCTTGGCCTCGGGCGGGAGCCGCACCTCACCCGTCTCCTCGGGCGTGAGCGGCACCGCCGGCGGCGCGGGCGGCTCGGTCACCTCCGGCTCCTCGGGCTGCTCGGGCGCGGCGGTCTGCTCCTCGTCGTCGGCGGTCTGCTCGCCTTCGCCCTCCTCGGCGGGCGGCAGCACGGGCAGGACGGTGCACCGGCAGTTCGGGTGGAGCGGCGGCGCGTCGGTCATGTCGCCGGTCGACGGGCATTCGAACACGTCGTCCAGGCCGACGACCTGACCGTCCATCTCCTCGCACTCGTCGCACACCTCGTCCTGGGCGACGAGCCACTCCTTCTGCTCGACCACCCCGCTCGCGCGGTAGCCCACGAGCGCGCCGGCGTTGCTGGCGAACTGCGTCTCGGTGCGGGCGATCAGGATCGAGCGCGCCTCCCCGAAGCCGCCGAAGTCGTCGAGCCGCTTCGCAAGCTCCTGGTTCGACCAGCCGTCGTGCTCGGCCAGCGTCACCAGGTCCTTGATGCCCTCGCGGGTCGTCTGGTTGACGTGGGTCACGAGGACGGCGGCGCGCTGGTACGCCCAGTCCACCGCGTCCTGGTCGGCCATGTCCACAGCCACGCCGACGCCGCTCTGGTCGACCTGCGCGAGCGCGGCGAGGGCCTGCTTCGCGGTGAGCTTGGACATCTGCGGCGCGAGCTGCTTCACGAACTCGGCCTCGTTGCCCTTCGGCAGCGCGTCCAGGATCGCCTTCACGTCCGTCGGATCGACGGTGCCGCCTGCGCCCTTCGCCAGCTTGGTGTGCTCGGACGCGTCCAGCACGGCGCGGCGAGCGCGAGCTGTCGCCGCACGCACCACGGCCCTCCGCTGGGTCTTGAACCACTTGCGGAAGACCTTGGTGAGCAGCCGCTCGGTGCGGCCGTGCTCGGGGGTTACGGGTAGCGGCTCCACACCGAGCCCTCGCGCATCCGTCGCTCGAAGCCCTTGGCGACCAGCTCGACGATCTTGTCGACCTTGGCCTGCTCCTCAGACGGTGGCGGCGCCTTCTTCGGCGGTGGCTGCTTCTTGCCCTTGGGAGAAGTGGCGGGAGGGGTCGGGCCGGAGGCCGCCGGACCCTTCCCCTTCCCGCCGGCCCCTGCCACGGGGGGAGGCAGGGGCTTCCCGTCTGGACCGACCGGCACCGGCGGCGTCGGGTTCGCCTTCTCCCTCTGCTCGTCGGACAGCGGGTCGCGTCCGTAACCTTCGTCGCGCGCCTCGTCGTCAGTGTAGATCCCGGCCTGCACGAGCGCCGCGTAGACCTGCGACTTCACCAGCGGGTCGGTGATCTCCTCGTCCGCCCACGCGAACTGGAGATCGTCCACGCCGAAGCAGGAGAGGAGCACGTCGTCCATCAGATCCTTGAACCACATCTTGAGCGGTTCGAGGCCCTCGGCGGCGGCCGACTGCTGTGCCGTCTGCGCGGTCGCGCGGTTCATCGCCTGCACGAGCGCCTGCGGCGAGAGCGAGAAGGCGTAGCAGATCAGGCGCGCGAGCCACTCGTCGAACTGGTCCTTGAGGGTCGGGTCGCGCGTAGGGTAGGGCGTCATCCCGCCGGGCACGAACTTCATGTGCCGCCGCTGGGCGCTGTTGCCCTCCATGAGCATGTCCCACCAGGTCTGGAACTGTTTGATCTGGTCGGGCGTCCACGTCTCGGGCACGCCGAGCAGCGCCTCGGGGACGTTGCCCTCGGTGTAGTAGTGGAGCTGGGAGAGCTGCTTCCGCAGCGCGATGTCGACGGTGGTGAGCACCTGCTCGACCGGGCTCATGCCGTAGATGCGGTTCGACCGCAGGTTGCGCGGCATGTAGATCAGCTCGTCGAGCGTGTAGTCGACGGCAGGCAGGCCCTTCAGGATCTGCTGGAACGCCGGGTCGGGCGGCAGCGGCGTCCGGCCGTTCGGCGCGAGCTTGCGGACGATCGTCGCGCCGTCCATCACCTCGGGCACCTTGAGCCCGTCGGGTCCCGGCCGGCGGTAGAGGCACGGCGCGTCGATGACGAGCAGGTCCTCGATGAGCATGCGTTGCCAGGAGCGGAAGGTGTTGATCCCGTCCGGCTTGCGGAGGAGCTGCTCGATCTCCTGGGCGCGCTCACCGCCGTCCTCGCCGTCGTCGATCGCCTTGATGTGCCACCGCTGCGCGGCGAGCTGGTCCTTGCGCGTCTCGATCGCCAGCCGCAGGAGGTCGAGCCCACCGAGCGCCGGGTCCGCGAGGCGACGGAGCGTGGGGAAGTCGACGCCGTTCTCGCCGGTCTCGCCGCGCGGCTTGATGCCGACGTTGACGGCGAACGGGAAGTCGAACGCGCGACCCTCGACGGCCGTAGGCGCGACGGGATCGAGCGGCTTGCCCGGCCCGAACCACGCCTCGGCCGCGCCCTTCGCCGCGCCCTTGAGCGCGCCGGTGAGGCGGGCGATCACGCCCGG